CTAGCTTCTTCAAAACTAATATCGATATCTAATGTAACACGTAAATGTTGTTTAGGTTTGATAATAGTGTCTTGATCATCTATTAGCTGGCTTAATTTTACAGTACGGAATGTAGGCTGTCCAGGCCAACTGTGATATTCAGGCTCACCACCCCATTCTAATATCATCATACCGCGATCATCGTCCCACGCATCCGCGTAGTTATGTGGGAACGCATTACCGATATAAATCATGTTCTTTTGTTGCTGACGTTTGTGGAAATGCCCACTAAATCCTAGCTCATAATTTTTAAAACTGTTAAGTTGTATCTCTCCGTGGTCGGGCATTTGTACCATTGCGTTCATGAAGAAGCTGGGCAATTCAAAATGACCAAAGATATACTTACCACCTTTTTTGCTAATTGACCGCCATTCTTCTCCTACAAGCCACGGACAAAGAGTGACATCTCCAATAGTAGTAGGCTCATGTACCACAGTGATGCCAGGTATATACTTTCCAAACTCCACGCTGTGTATGTCTCGTTTGTCTTTATAGTACAAATCATGATTACCAGGAAAGAAATAGAAGTTGTCAAACGCCTGCCCCAACTTTTCCAAGGCCCTAAGGCTATAATCCATTGTAGTGATGTTAAGGCTATTGCGGTTATGATGCCAATCGCCCATAAAGATACCTGTATCACAACCCGCCTCCTTTGCTTTGGCAATATACCAGTCAACAAAATCTTCACAGTCTTGATTATGTGTCGAACTATTACTTTTAAGACCAAAATGTATGTCTGTAAAACAAGCTACTCGTTTAAATAAATTTGTCATTCGCTAGGACCTGCTTCTTCGTTTCTTTTCATGGCCGCCGCATGTTCGCCGGCACCAGTACGGCTATAACTTGGATTCATACCGTTAATTTCTAAGATATCATCACGTATGTTTTGATTGCGTTTTTCAATATTAATAACACGAACAAAACTGTTGGTCACAGCCGCAGTAAAATAAGCAAACGGATTATCCGATTTACTTTCATCAAATTGTAAACCAATTTGCGTTAACTGTAGTATAGCTTGACCTTTCATTTCATCATTGTAAGTATAGCCACGAACGTTGCCGCGAGTAGCGTATCTCTCACATAATTTTAACATCATTCTAGCTAAAGTGTTAGTTATTTGGCCAGCATCTTTGTCAAAGTGTCCTTTTTCCAAATCTCCCTTCCAATGACTCTTTCCAACACATACCAGTTCATCTTCGTCGTTGAATTTCCAATGTTGGAATGGGGGAAAGTTTACCTTGTCTCTATGGTCAGCAAGGCTTTTAGGATTCTTTTTTCGAACAGTGTTTAACGGAATATGATCAAAGGTCATAATTCTAAAAATCACATCAGTTTTGGCTATTTTTTTATAATCGACTTCGCAGTCTGCCTGTTTGATTTTTTCGCCAGAAGCCTTGCGCCTAGCATATTCTTGATCTCCTTGCCGTTTAGCACGATTTCGTTTGGCTTCGGCAATACTTCTTATGTTNATTTTGTCTACNCTGGGTAGTATTATATCGTATTGGTGGAATTCTGGCTGTGTAAAGACACAATATGATGTCTTTGAACGATGTATTTCTAACAACATATCCTTGTTGTTTAGGTAATTTACTTTTGCTGTCATCCTTGAAGAGTCCTCTTATTCCTAATTATAAACTACGCACATTAAAAAGTCAACTAAATATTATACCAAAAGGGGCATTATATGGACTTAACACAAACGCTTACAGCTTCACAAAATTTAATTGGAGCAGGTACCAGTGCCATTAACACAGTAAGCAATTTAGCTGGAGCAGTTTCTGCTGGATACGCTAATGGTGGCGTTGCCAGCGCATTACGAGCTATCGATTTGCCAGCCGCAGGAGAAGCAGTTGGCGATATTGTTAGCGCCGTTGCTAGCTTCGGTGGCGATGCTAATCCTAATGATTGGCGTGTTAGATTAAGTATGGCTAACTGGACTAGTTTCCAGACCAGTCCTGTACTAAAACCCTTGAAGGATGCTGGGGGATTAATATTTCCATACACACCAACTATTAACATAACGTCAACGGCTACCTATTCAAAGTTGAACACCGTTCATTCCAACTACTCCTTCCATGCGTTTCAACATAGCGATCCTGGAGAGATAACGATTACAGCTCCTATGAATGTGGAAGATGAAACACAAGGTTTATACTGGATTGCGGCGACACATTATTTAAGAAGTCTTACCAAAATGTTTACTGGAACTGATCCAAAAGCAGGCAATCCTCCTCCTATTGTTATGCTTAATGGTTATGGAAATTATGTTTTTAAAAATGTACCTGTAGTTGTTACAAGTTTTAGCACAACATTAAATAAAGATTGCGACTATATTGGAGTCAATGTAGTCGGTAGTGCTGCCGGAGAAATTCAAGGCGTTGCCTCGGGTATAAGTGGACTTGCAGGAGCTGTCGGCAGTGCGATTCCAGACCTTGGTGGGCTTGGCGGAATCGCAAGTACCATTGGTAATTTAGCAACTGGTGTAAGTAATGTGGCAGGACTATTAGGATCGTTCGGCGTTGGTGGTTCTACCAGCGGCGGTGTAAGTCATGTTCCAACAAAAAGCGAATTTACAGTTAAGCTAATGCCAATGTATAGTAGAAATAGTGTTCGCAACTTTAGTCTTGATAGGTTTGTACAAGGCGGATATCTTAACAATAGTTTTGGATATATTTAATCATGGCTGCAACATATAAACTTACTAGTCCGTGGTATGCTACACGAACTAAACAAAATTATTTAGATACCTTTAGGATTAGACCAGTACCCGCTGAGAACGATGATTTTTTATATACTATACAACCGCAGTATACATATCGTCCAGACTTGTTGGCATTTGACTTGTATGGCGATGTTAACTTATGGTGGGTGTTTACTCAGCGTAATATGGATGTTATACAAGATCCTATCCTTGACTTTGTTCCAGGTGTGCAAATTTATATTCCAAAAAATAGTAAATTAAAATCAGTGTTAGGATTATAAAATGGGATTGTTTGATGATGCAGGCGCAATAGTATCTAAAGTAGAAAACAGCATAGGTTCAGCTGTTACTAAAGTTGAAAATACTATTGCTGGGGGGTTACCATCGATTACTGCGCTTACTGGCGGACTTGCCAGCGGGCTTACTGCTATTACTGACGGGATTGGCGGAATACTCAACACCGTTAATCGAGTATTTAAACAGGTTTCAAATGTTAAATTACCATTACCTAATCCGTTGTTTGATTATGCCAGTTATACATATACCATAAGCATAGGCATTTTGTCTGATGATTTTTATCATTTTCCAGATACAACTTATAGAATAGGTAAAAAATTTCCGCTATTACTTAAAAGTGCTAACGCAGATCCTGATAACCGAGCCCAAACTTCTTACGGGAAATTCGATTTCTACATTGATGATTTAAAACTTTTAAGTCAAATTGGTATGGAAGAAGGTCAAAATACCAACGTTACTAATATTGATTTTACAGTAGTTGAACCATATAGTATGGGAATGTTGTTGTTGGCAATACAAACCTTAGCAGAATCTATAGGACATCCTAATTGGCGGTCTGATGCTCCGTTCATACTTGCTATAGAATTTAGAGGTAATACAGAAACAGGCCAAATTCTAAATATTCCTAATACAGCTAGATATATTCCTTTTAATATTACGGATATTGACATGAGTGTCGACCATCAAGGAGCAGTTTATAAAATTAAAGGACAACCATGTAATCATGAAGCTTTATCCGATGCTAATAATAAATTCAAAAGTGATATGGCAGCTAAAGGTACCAGCGTTAGAGAAATGCTATCAACTGGATCAAAAAGTTTACAAGTGTCCTTGAATACAAAACTTCGAGATATAGCTAGAAAAAATGGTATAGAAAAACCTGATGAAATTGTAATAATATTTCCCAGCGATATAAGTTCGTCAGGAATTAATTCTACCACATCTACTGAAGTAGAAAATAATGATTCTGCTACAGTAGATTCGTCGGACGATCAATCTGTTCAACAACTATACAGTCAGCTCAGCATTGGTAGAGATACAACAACCGGACAATTGATACAAAATGCTTCTACTGTAAATTCTATTGGTAATAGTCGAATGGGGTTTGATGAAAAACGTAAAGCATCGCCTCCTGTAGGTAAAGACAATGTTGTTTATAACCCAGATACAAAAATTAATGACAGAACACAAAATACAGTAAATCCAAACGAAAGCGATTTTAAATTTAGACAAGATACAGACATTGTTAATGCCATTACTCAGGTAGTATTGAATAGTAATTACATAGAGTCTGCTTTTGATCAATCTAATATTACACCTCAAGGATATAGAGGATGGTTTAGTGTAGATACACAAGTATATCGTACTGGACCAACTAGTAAAGTTACTGGTATGAAACCTAGATTGTTTGTTTATAGAGTTTTACAATATCATGCTCATGTAAGTTCTGGAACATTGCCAGCAAATACTAAACCACCAGGATATGATAATCTTAAGATACAAGCAGTAAAAGAATATAATTATATTTTTACTGGCAAGAATGTAGATATTAAGAGTTTTAAAATTAATTACAATAGTAATTTTTTTAATGCTTTAGCTACCGATGGCGGTAACGATAGTCAAGATAGCAAACAAGCTGCAGATACTGGAGGAGCTGATAATACTAAACCAGATCCAAATATCAATCAAGCAGGTAAAGGATCGTTACCAGATACTACTCCTGGAGTAGGAACAAGTATTATTAAATTTGTTAAGACTTTAGCAGGTACAGATAAACTTGGCGGCGGCGGTGTCGAAACAAAAAATACTCGTGCGGCAAGAGCGTTTCAAGATTCCTTAACAAATGGCACTGATATGACAAATCTAGAACTTGAAATATTAGGTGATCCTTATTGGATAGCACAAAGTGGTATGGGTAATTATACAGCACAACCGACACAGTTTTATAATTTAAATGATGATGGCAGTGTTAGCTATCAAAATGGAGAAGTAGATTGCCTTGTAAATTTCAGAACCCCAATTGATATTAATCAAACAACAGGGTTATATGATTTTGGAAACACTAGTAAGACGGCCCCAGTTATGCAATTTAGTGGTTTATATACAATAACAAATGTAACTAGTACATTTAAAAATGGAGAGTTTACTCAACATCTTGTTGGAAATCGCAGACCTCTACAAGAATCTACTAAACAAGAAGCTACACCAAAACAAATTGATCCAATCAAACCGCCAAGCGATCCTATTACAAAATCTCCTAGCGGTGCGTCTACTCAAGTATTTGATGATGGCTCGACACTAACAACAGACGAAAACGGTAATACAACAGCAACCGATGCCCCATCGGAAGGCGATAGTTCTTACGATCAAGAAACTTCAAGCAGTTACGGAATAGATTAATATGAGCACAGCAGATACAAATTTAAATTATGCTAGTTTGGGGCAACCTGATCCCAAGCCAGGTCCGTTTATTGCTAAAGTTATTAGTAATATTGATCCAACTTACATGGGCATCTTAGAAGTAGAAATTTTAAGACCAGCTGGCGCAACAGCTAGTGCCGAAGGACAATTGCACCAAGTAAAATATATGAGCCCATTCTGGGGAGTTACTGGTAGTGCTTATCTAGGTCAAGTTGATGATTATAATAATACACAAAAATCCTATGGCATGTGGATGGTTCCGCCTGATGTAGGAACTTATGTAATGATTATTTTTATTGACGGAGATCCTAAAAGAGGATATTGGATTGGGTGTGTTGGTAGCGAAGCAGAAAACATGAATTTTATGATGCCAGGTATTGCAGCTACTCAACGTGTTGTCGAAGATGTTGATCCCGACAATGCTGGTAATTATGGGCGTGTGCCAGTAGCAGAATATAATAAAAAAATTGATGACAATGAAACAACTACTGATCCTACAAGGGTTTTAAAACCTGAACATCCTTTAGCAAAAGTATTAGCCGCCCAAGGTTTAATATTTGACGACATACGAGGAATTACTACTAGTAGTGCTAGAAGAGAAAGTCCTAGTATGGTTTTTGGTATTAGCACACCTGGCCCATTAGATAAAAATGGAAAAACAGGCCCAGTTGGTAAAGCTGAACACTTAATTCCGAATTATCCCGTTAGTAGATTAGGCGGTACAACATTTGTTATGGATGATGGCGACGATAAATTTCTTCGTATGACTGCTCCTACAGATGGTCCTCCAATCTATGCCAGCGTTGAAGGCGGAGATACTAGTGGAGATAATACTCGTCCTCATAACGAATTATTTAGAATACGCACTCGGACCGGGCATGAAATATTATTACATAATAGTGAAGATTTAATTTATATCACGAATAGTCGCGGAACCGCTTGGATAGAATTAACTAGCGATGGTAAAATAGATATCTACGCTCAGGATAGTATTAGTGTACGTACACAAAACGATATTAATTTTTATGCTGACCGTGATATTAATATGGAAGCTGGTCGTAATTTTAATCTTAAAGTTGCCGAACGTCATCAAACAGAAGTTGGCGGAGATAAAATTTGTATTGTAAATGGCAATGTTGCTATCAAAGTCGACGGAACACAAGATGAAACAATCTCAGGTGCTGTATCAGAATCGTACGAATCTACCTGGGATGTTACAATTGGTGATCAAACTAATATAACTATTGGCGCAGGATTTGATCTTAACACTAGTGCAGATAATAATCTTACGTCGGGCGGCGACATGAATATTAATGCCGCTAATACTACTATTAGTGGAGGAGATATTAACTTCAACGGACCCGAAGCTGCAAGTGCTGGATCGGCTACGGCCGCAACGCCCCCAGATCCGCTGCCAACAATTGATAACCCAACAGAAGTTGATGGCGAAACTTTAACTAGTATCTTAGCACGTATTCCAACAACTGAACCATATCCGCATCACGAAAACTTAGATGCCACAATGTTTAAACCTGATGCTACAGATAGAGAAAATGCTACAGCCATTCCTGTACCCGATGCTTGGAAAACATATACAACCACTACCGACACCTTTACCAAAAATCAGGAGAATTCATGACCATACAAAATCGTTTAACACTTAGAACAGCACAAGCTGTGCCTCCTGCTCCTCAAAAATATAGAGGATTTAGTACAGTTAACAAAAATTCAAAAGATTTTAAATTGTATGATTTTGAATTAATCAAACAAGACATATTGAATCATTTTTATGTACGTCAGGGCGAAAGATTAATGCAGCCTGCGTTCGGTAGTATCATATGGACATTGTTATTTGAGCCACTAACGGCCGAAATACAAAATCTTATACTACAAAATGTCAATGAAATACTAAATTACGATCCTCGAGTTCAAGCTAGCGATATTCTTATTACACCATACGATCAAGGCATACAGATTGAATGTAAATTAACATATTTGCCCTATAATATACAGCAAAACCTACAGTTAAAGTTTGATCAGCAGAACGGTTTGTTGACCGGACAATAAACTACGCACATAATTTTAATCAATAAATACACTTATTAGGACATATTATGAGCTCAACGGATAGACTAAACAACCTGTTAGTCAGCGAAGACTGGCAGAAAATTTATCAATCATTNAAGAACGCNGACTTCCAAAGTTACGACTTTGACAACTTACGTCGTACAATGATTGANTATATCCGTACAAATTTTCCTGAAGATTTTAACGATTATATTGAGTCNAGCGAATACCTTGCCCTNATNGANCTTATNGCNTANGTGGGCCAAAGNATAGCTTTCCGTGTNGACNTAAATGCCCGTGAAAACTTCCTNGAGCTAGCTAGTCGACGAGACAGTGTACTACGTCTAGCACGTATGATTGGATANAATGCTCAAAGAAATACAGCCGCTTCTGGACTGTTAAAATTTAGCGTTATATCTACTACAGAAAGTGTATTGGATAGCAATGGCCGTAATTTATCAGGACAGTATATAACTTGGAATGACAGTTCAAATCCTAATTGGTACGATCAATTTATTAACGTGTTGAATGCCGCTATGCCACAAACTCAGCAATATGGAAATCCTGCCGATAAAGCAACAATTTATGGCGTACCTACAGCTCAGTATAGATTTAATGCTACTAACACAGATGTGCCAGTTTACAGTTTTAGTAAACCCGTTGCTGGCAGTAACATGACATTTGAAATAACCAGTACTACTTTTAAAAATCAATCATACATTTATGAAGAACCTCCAAAGATTGCCAACAGCATTGCGTGTGTATACAAGGACGATGGGTATGGTGCTGGTAGTGCCGGAACAGGATTCTTTTTTAATTTTACACAAGGCAGTTTAAATGTAGGAAATTTTACAGTCACACAACCTAGCAGTAATCAACAAATAGATATTGCTACACAAAATATTAATAATACCGATCTGTGGGTTTATCAATTAGATACTAATGGTCTAGAATCTACTCTTTGGACGCAAGTTCCATCAACTATCGGCAACAATATTATCTATAATAGTTTGAATAGTAAAATTAAAACAATTTATAGTGTAATTACTAGGGCCACAGATGCAGTCAGTTTACAGTTTAGCGATGGAATATTTGGAGATTTGCCATTAGGCAATTTTAGAACTTACTATAGAGTTAGCAATAATCTTAGTTATACTGTAAACCCAACCGATATTAGAAATGTATCAATAACTATTCCCTATACGAGTGCTCAAGGAACTAGCGAACAACTATCTATTAGTTTAACTTTACAAACAACGGTTTCAAATTCAGCTTCTAGCGAAACTAATGCTAGTGTTAAAACCAATGCTCCTCAAACATATTATACACAAAACCGTATGATTACTGGAGAAGATTATAATATTAGTCCACTGAGTTCAACTACAGAAGTTGCTAAGGTAAAAGCTCTTAATCGCACCAGCAGTGGTATCAGTCGTTATTTTGACCTAGTAGACCCTACAGGAAAATACAGTAGTACAAATTTATTTGCTGACGATGGTGTTATATATCAGGAGCCCTTTATATCTAGTTTTAATTTTAGTTATATAACACAAACCGATATTCAAGGAGTGATATTAGGACAAATTTATGATACATTAAATGATCCAAATCTAAGAAATTTCTTTTATCAACAGTATCTAATATCTTTAACTAACAGTAATGTAGCTTGGAATCAAGTGACATCTAGTACAACAAACTCGACAGGATTTATTGATACTACTACCAATGCTGAACCGTTACAAGTTAGTAGCTATACGAATACTTCATTACAGTATCTTACACCAGGATCTTTGATACAATTTACAGTTCCTAATCCAGCAACACAATATTTTGATACAACTGATAATAATATTTTAGTATCGGGTGATACAACTCAAGCTGGCGCAACTGGGTATATATGGGCTGAAGTTGTATCTGTATCTGGCGATGGCCGCGGATTGCTAGTTAATAGTTCTTATACTGGAATATTAGCTTCTGGTTATGGCGCAATCATGTTGAACAAATCGATACCAACTGGCGCAATCGTAAGTCAAATTATTCCTAATTTTACTCGTACATTTAGTTCAACAATAATAACAACTATGATTGATTTGTTGTTTGCTAATAAACCATTTGGTCTAAGTTATAATGGATCTACACAAACTTGGCAAATTATATTTGAAACAAATTTAAATACAACAGGATCTTTTAGTCTAGGTAATCAAGGCGACCTTACTAATGCCAACAAAGATTCTAGCTGGATGTTGTTGTTTACGACTAATAACGAATATTACACAGTAACTTCGAGACAACTTCGATATGTTTTTGAAAGCGATTCACAAGTTACATTCTATTTTGATACAAACAATAAAATTTATGACACCATTAATACTGCCATAGTTGAAGATGTTATAAAAATATTAAGTGTAAACAAACAACCAAGTTCTACTATACCATTTACACTTGATTATACTTGGAATGTTATTAGCGAATACAATGGCCAAGATGGATATATTGATCCTAGTAAAATAGTTGTTAGTTTTGCTGATAGTACAAATAGTGGTATAGTTGATGATCCGCAATTATTTTTAGATATAGTTGCGCCCGACAATGCTACAACTTACATCGTTCAACAAAGATATATGATAAGCCAAGGCGAAGAAGATTACAAATATGTGGTAAACGATCCAGTAGTTGGCGGCACAGGCCCGGTTACAATTTTACCAACTAAACCAGGAAGCGGAATCAACGGGCAATATTATTATTTTGTTGATACTAACTACGTGGCACAGTATGTCAACGGTGCTGGATTTGTTCCAACATTAGATTACAAAGTGTATGTTGGTCGCGATAAATTAAAATTTCAATATACTCATAGTGCTGACTATGATAGTCGTATTGATCCTAGCGCAAGTAATATCATGGATGTTTATGTTTTAACAAAAACTTATGATACTAACTTTAGACAATGGATTAATTCAGGAGCAGTAACAACTGAACCGTTGCCCCCAAGCAGTAACGAATTAAATTCAGCATTGAGTCCTAATTTAAATTTAATCAAATCAATTAGCGATGAAATTGTTTATCATCCAGTCAGCTATAAATTATTGTTTGGAGCCCAAGCAGATTTAAGTTTACAAGCAACATTTAATGTAGTTCAAAATTCAAGCAGTACAGCCAGTAGCTCTAATATCATTGCTAGAATATTAACAGCTATCAATACTTTCTTTGCCCTAGATAATTGGAATTTTGGTGATACATTCTATTTTACCGAATTATCCACTTATGTATTAACACAATTAAATCCAGACATTACTAGTTTTGTTATCGTTCCAAAGCAAGCAGGCCAATACTTTGGTAGTTTGTTTGAAATTCAATGTCCTAGCAATCAGATTTTTATAAGTTGTGCCCAAGCTAGCGATATAGTTATAGTATCAGGATTAACCAGCGCCAATCTTAAAACAGTAACAGGCAACGCATTGACCACAGTTCTTAATACACAAAATATAACCAGCGCAACAAACGGAGCATCTAATGGCTAATAATACGCCTTTTGGAAACAGCAGTCTTACTTCTAATTTATTACCTGGGTTTTATCAAACCCCTGGCAATAAAAAATTCTTACAAGCAACGCTTGATCAGTTATATCAACCAGGTTCGGTAAAAAAGGTTAACGGTTATATTGGAAGAAAAAATGCCAAAGCAGCCACAGGATCGGATATCTATGTTACTGCTGTAGAAACAAATAGACAAAATTATCAATTAGAGCCCAGTGTTGTAATTCAAGATAGTTTAAACAATGTAACATTTTATAAAGATTACATCGACTATATTAATCAATTAGGAGTATTTGGCGGCAATACTGTCAATCACTCCAGATTAAATCAAGAAGAATTTTACAGTTGGGATCCGCACATCGATTGGGATAAAATAATTAATTTTCAAAATTATTATTGGATTCCTTACGGTCCTGAACCAATTACTGTGTTTGGTCAGCAACAAAAAGTAGTTAGTACTATAAAAGTTGATCTAGTTGCCGTAGGTGAAGATAATCAGTATGTGTTTACTCCTAACGGGTTTACTCCAAACCCTGTATTAAAATTATACAAAGGTCAAACTTATACATTTGAAATCAACAGTCCAGGAAATGCTTTTAGTTTTAAATTGTCAAGAACTACAGGTAAAGTAGATAGATATCTAAATGCCGGTATAGACACGTATGCTGTACAGAAAGGAACGATTACTTGGACCATAGCCAATGATGCTCCTACTATGATTTATTATCAAAGTGAAAATGATATTAATCTTGGTGGCGTGATAGAAATTTATGACATTGATCAAAATACTTATATCAATGTTGAAGCAGATGTATTAGGTAAAAAAACTTACAAATTAACCAATGGTACACAGCTAAGTAACGGAATGAAAGTTAATTTTGGCGGCAATGTTACACCGGCAAAATATGCTACAGGAAACTACTATGTAGAAGGTGTTGGTACTGCGATTAAGCTAGTTCCTCAAAGTGTTTTAGAAATTGTTAGTCCGTATACTGTATCGCAGACTGTTGAATTTGATAACACACCGTTTGATCAAGAACCCTTTAGTGATGCAACAGGCTATGCGGCGGTTGCAGATTACATTGTGATTAATCGTGCTAGCCGAGATCATAATCCTTGGTCACGTTATAATCGTTGGTTCCACCAAGATGTAATAACTGCTAGTGCTGTGGCCAACGGAGATATTCCTAATTTAAATCAATTGGCAAGGGCAACTCGTCCTATTATTGAATTTAAAGCAGATTTAAAATTATTTAATTTTGGCACAGTTGCTATAGATGATGTTGATCTAATTGACAATTTTACAACAGATGTATTTTCAACCATCGAAGGTTCAGCAGGCTATAGTATTGACGGAATCTCATTAGCAAATAATCAGACAATTTTATTTACAGCAGATACCGATCCATTAGTGACTAATAAAATATATCGTGTAGAATTCATAGATGTAAAACATACAGGTCAATCAAAACAAATACATTTAGTTGAAATAGTTACACCTGAATTAAATCAAACAGTATTAATTAATCAAGGTATCACTAATCAAAGTTTAATGTATTGGTTTAATGGTACAACATGGATTAAAAGCCAGCAAAAGAGTGATACCAATCAGACTCCGTTATTTGATGTTGTAGACGATAACGGCATTAGCTATGGAGATACCGGCGTTTATTCAGGATCAACATTTAAAGGTACAGCCGTATTTTCTTACAAAATTGGATCTGGTTTTGCTGACAAAACTTTGGGATTTCCATTAAGTTATAAAAATGTCAGTAACATAGGCGATATTGTTTTTAATTTTAATCTTGCCACAGATAGTTTTCAATACAAAAAAGATACAGCATTACTAACAAAAAATATCAATGTGGGTTATCTTGTTGGTCAAACTTATGCCGGTGATACAGTATATAATAATGGCTGGCAAACTTCATTAGTTACAAATACTCAAGCCGCCATTAGAATTTATGAAAATTCTAATAAAACAAATAATTTTAATTTAGATATATTTGATGATATTTCAAATTTATCTGATCTAATTGTTAGAGTATATGTAAACGGTAAAAGAGTAGATCCTAGTTTATGGCAATTAGTAGACGGTCAACTGTTTAAAAAGATAGTATTGGCAACTCCAATAGCATTGACCGATGTATTGACGATTAGAGCGTTTGCAGATCAGCCTATTAATAGCAACGGCTATTATGAAATACCTATTAATTTACAAAACAATCCACTAAACAACTCAATGGGCGATTTCACACTCGGCGAAGTATCGGATCATGTTAACAGTATAGTAGATAATTTAGAAACAGTATTTGTTGGTTCATTTCCAGGTCGCAGTAATCTTAGAGATTTAGGAAATACATCAGCATACGGCACTAAATTTGTACAGCATAGTGGTCCGGCAAGTTTGTCAATGTATCATATTACCAGCGAGGCAAACAATGTTATACGAGCTATTGAACAAAGTAGAGATGACTATAATCATTTTAAACGAATTTTTATTACCACAGCTGAAAACTTAGGTATTGATGCTGAACCGTCAGTGATGTTAGAACTTATAATGCAAAAAATAAATGGTAATAAGCCTAAAACAGCTCCTTATTATTTTAGCGATATGATTCCTTATGGAGCAAAAGTAAGTACAAATATCACAGTTGTAGATTATAGAATTAAAACATATCCACTAAGTACGGTATTTACACTAGAAACTCTTTCAAATAAAGCAGTGGGTGTTTATCTAAATGGTTTACAATTAATTTACGGTAGAGATTATACATTTAACAATCAAGGTTTTGTAGTAATGACAGACTCGTTAACAATGAATAACGGTGATGTAATTACAACAGTGGAATATGATAATACAGATGGGTCTTTTGTTCCAGAAACACCTACTAAATTAGGCATCTACCCCAAGTACGAGCCACAGATTTATCTAGATACTACACTAGTTGCTCCTCAATTAATGATACAAGGTCACGATGGCAGTCAAGTACTGGCTTATGGAGATTATCGTGATGATTTAATCTTAGAATTAGAAAAACGTATTTTTAATAATATCAAAGTTGAATATAATCCAGATATATTTGATGTACATAATCTAATTCCTAGCTACGGTAAAACAAACTCATATACTCGAGATGAATTTAATGAAGTGCTAGCTCCTAATTTTTATCGTTGGGCTAAAGAAGTTGGTGTGGATTTTTCAAAACCACTAAGTTATGATAGTAACAACAGCTTTACCTACAACTATTCTAAGAATAGTGCTCCTGATAAGACAAGTTTACCAGGATATTGGAGAGGTGTGTATCGTTGGTTATTGAACACCGACCGACCTAATATTTGTCCTTGGGAAATGTTAGGACAAACTATTAAACCCAGCTGGTGGGATCAAATATATGGCCCTGCTCCATATACTAAAGATAATCAAGTAATGTGGCAAGATATCGCAGACGGTATGCTACGAGCTCCAGGATCACCAGGCATCTATTTGGCAGATTATGTAAAACCATTTTTGATGGATCATATTCCAGTTGACGAATCTGGAAATCTTATTAGTCCATTATTTTCAGGGCTAGCATTAGGCACAATAAAACCTAGCATAGATTTTAACTTTGTATTTGGAGATGTTGCTCCGGTAGAGGCCAGCTGGCGTCGGAGCAGCCATTATCCATTTAGTTTGTTAATTACAAGCGCACTATTAACTCCATCTAAAACATTTGGTGTGTTGTTAGATAGAAGTCGTGTTGTACGAAATAAAGCTAATCAATTGATTTACAAGGACACTGGATTAAGAATCAGGCCTCAAGATATTATATTACCTAGTATTTCTTCTAGCACTACTCGGGTACCAACCGCAGGTGTTATTAATTATGTGGTCAATCTTATTTTAAATTATATTTTTAGTAATAATTTAAAATCCTATGAAGGTTATGCCAATGATCTAACAACTATGGATATTCGTCTGTCCTATAGAGTTGGTTCTTTTACAAATCAAGATCAATTTAATTTATTACTAGATAGTAAAACTCCTAGTAGCAAAGGTAGTGTCTTTATTCCCAAAGAAGATTATCAAGTTTTTTTAAACAGTTCTAGTCCTACTAAAAAATTAACGTACAGTGGAGTTATCGTAACTAGATTGCAAGGCGGTTACCAAGTAAGTGGTTACAGTCAAACCCAACCATACTTTAAGTACTATGCTTATTCTCAACCAGGTGCTGACATAAATGTTGGCGGTATTTCAGAAAGTTTTGTTAACTGGGCGCCTAATGAACAGTATGCCGCAGGAACCATTATAAAATATAACGGCGGATTTTTCAAAGCACTAGTGTTAACGACCTCGGGTGTAACTTTTGATAATACACAATTTGTTAGCTTACCGTTCTTACCAATCATCGGTGGCATTACTGCTAATTTTAGAAAAGCATGGGATAATACACAAGAAATTACAGTACCTTATGGGACAACATTTAGTACTCAACAGGACGTAGTTGATTTCTTGTTAGGCTACGGTGAATATTTAAAAGATCAAGGATTCCTATTCAATCAATTCAATCTTAATTTAGGAATTGTAAGCAACTGGGAAACTAGTGCCAAAGAGTTTATGTTTTGGTCGACTCAAAAATGGAGTACTGGACACGATAAATGGGCAGATTGGACACCAAATCTAGTAGTTCCTTACGGAAATATTGTTCGATACAATGGTGAATACTATAGTGCTTTACGAAATGTACCAGCATCGGACGTATTTGAATATAGTTATTTTAATAAGTTAGACGGATTGAGTGTTGACGGGGCAAGTGTTATAAGTTTAAGTCCGGCCGCTGGTAATATTACGTTTGTAACTCCATTAAATGTAGTAGACGATATTAATAATCCTTTTAATCAATATGAAATATTTAAAGTAAATGGTACAGCTATATCTAAAGCAGATTTAGATAGCTATCGAAAAAACAATACAGTACAATATAGTCCAAGAAATAAAGACGGTATTTACGGAGCAAGTTTTTATCTTGTTCAGCATGAGCATGTTGTTATTCTTAATAACACTACAATATTTAATGATACTATCTACAATCCAGAAAGTGGTTACAGACAAGAACGTATCAAAGTTTCAGGTTATATTACCACGGGCTGGTACGGCGGCCTTGACATTCCAGGATTTATTTTTGATGCAGCAAAAATACAAAACTGGCAACAGTGGCAAGATTATAATCTTGGTGATATTATAAATTATCAAGGATACTATTATAGTGCTAATGCTTTTTTACCAGGTAAAGAAATTTTTGATTTAACACAATGGACAGAATTATCTAAAAAACCAACTAGTCAGATAATTCCTAACTGGACGAACATTGCTACACAGTTCCAGGATTTTTATGGACTCGATGTCGACAGCTTTGATAGTGCACAACAAAAAATGGGTCAGCATTTAATTGGTTATCAAAAACGTCAGTATCTCGATAATATTATTCAAGATGATGTTAGTGAATTTAAATTCTACCAAGGAATGATTAGAGAAAAAGGTACGCAGAATGTTCTTAATAAATTATTTGATGTGCTTAGTAGCGAAAACAAAGAAAGTCTAGTATTTTATGAAGAGTGGGCAGTAAGGGTCGGCCAATATGGTGCGGCTAACGCATATCAACAAATTGAATTTGTATTAAATGAAGGACTAGTAAGAAGTAATCCCCAAGGGTACAGTTTAGTTAATCAAATAGATAAAAATTTAAATCCACTTATCACACAAGTTTTGCCCAGCGATGTATATGTATTACCTAACGGATACGATTCTAACCCGTGGCCCGTTCTTAAAAAATATAAACCTTTGTTGCTCAGCGCAGGCTATGTGAATTCAAAAGATGTTAATTTAAGTTTAGGTCATTTGTTAGATATAACTTCTTATGATCCAACAAAATATGTTGATGGCAATTATATATGGTGTGCGTTTGCTCCTCCTCCTTATGACTGGAATGTTTATAGATACACATTAAAATATGCTGCCGGATCGGTAGGATCTGTTACATCTGATACTCGTCCTACACCAAATACAATCACTATTACAGTAGCTACTACAGTTACATTCAATATAGGAGATTGCGTTGGAATTATAGGTACGGCAAAAATAAATGGTTTCTATGTGATAACAGCAACGACTACAAATTCATTTACAGTTAATTTAAAACCTAATGTAGTGTTTGCTCCTTTTAATGACCTAGCAACTATTGAAATATTTTATTTTATATCTCAACGTGCTTTAAATTCATCGATAGATCAACTGGAATCTTTAAACCCACTAACTCCGGTAGTTGGACAGTTGTTATGGACTGATAAAATTTCAGCATCTAATACCAATTGGGCTAGCTGGATTTATGATCCTGTATACTATAGTTCAGTCATTAATGACCAGGCATTAGCTAATAATCATAATTTTGGTCGTGCGATTGCTATGAATAAAGCTGGAGATATTGCAGCAATAACAGCATCAGACGGACAAACAGCTATATATTCAAAAGCGGGTATAGTAACTGATTGGTCAAGAAATCAATTAATTCAAACACCTTTTATTTCAGCTAACTATTCTGGAACACCTGGATTGGGTGTTCAAGGCACACTGACATCTTTTAATACGTCTGGCTTAAGTTTATCACTAACTTTGGTATCAGGTGGGTCAGGTTACTTGCCAGCCAATGGTATAGCTTCATATTCTAATGTGCCGTTGATCGGCGGTACCGGAACTGAAGCAGTAGCAAACATTACAATCACTAATGGCGTAGTTACATTTGTTCAATTAGTAAGATATAATACACAGTATGTAAGTGGTCAGATACTAACAGCAGACGCAAAATATCTTGGAGGTCAATCAAATACTCCTTTTGAAGTTCAAGTAAGTAATAATTGCGGCTCAGGTTATGTACCAGCTACTGGAACAACTGTATATCCAAATGTTCCTTTGAAATACACTACTACTGGTACCGGATCAGGAGCTACAGCCACAGTAACAGTTGCCAATGGACTAGTAATTAGTATTTTATTAAACTACGGCGGCACAAATTATCAAGTAAACGATCAGCTAACTGTCGATGTATCACATCTTGGTGGACAAAATATATCAGATTTTAGTGTTCTAGTGGGGTCAGTAAATAAAAATTCAAGAGCATCTGCTGCCACAATAGTGGCAATAAGTAATGATAAAAAATGGCTAGTAATAGGCAGTCCTACATCTGGATATGTGGCAACTAATTACAAAGGCATATATTCTACACCTAACAATATTGATTACATTGCTAAGGCTATCGTAACGGACGGTACCTATTATTATCAAACAACCAATGCGTTATTACATCAATATAGTAATGTAACAGGCATTACTCAAAATCAAGCCCAAGGTGCTCGATTCAATGTTGTGGTAATTGGAACAAGTTATACAGTAAATGTTATATCCGGCGGAGCAGGTTACAAAGTAGGTAATAGAATTACTATTTTAGGATCTCAAGTAGGCGGTGTAGATTCGGTTAACGATATCACTATTATAGTTCAGTCAGTTGCTCAAGCATCTATTAGTACTATCACTTGGTCAAGTGTAGGAACTCCACCGCAAACTTATACAAGTTTGTCAGGTTCTGTAGTATTAGCGTCTGGAGCAAAATTTACTGTCAAACCCGTCCTAGCTGGTTATACTGTTACAGTGTCGGGCACAGGAACAGGGTATCTTGCAGGAGATCAGGTATTAATCAAAGGTAGCAGTGTTGGCGGTTTAGATATTATAAATGATTTGTTAGTAACTTTACCAACACCTATTACTGGATTTGTTAATGGTTATCAAATTGTTGCGCCGTACGGCATATCAGCTTGGAACCAAATACCATATATTCCAGTAGATATTACTTCAATAGCTAATAACAGTTTGAATACTAATCAAGGTGTGATTAGTTTATATCAACAATCATTTGGAAATAGTTATTCATTAGTAGATTCTATTGTAAGTCCTTCTGTTGGATTAGATCCAAGTCACGTTACCGGAGAACAATTTGGATCAACAATCGCATTTAATACTAATGAACTATATGTAGGAGCAGTTGGATATAACAGCGGTACAGGCCGTGTTTATAAATTAATTTATACTTCCAACATTAAAGCAAGTTCTGCCTACAATCCTATTGGTAGTAGTTATGCTACACTAGTAGTTACTAGTACTACGGGTATTACAGTAGGACTAGTAGTTCAGGGTGTAGGATTTACTACCGGCCAAACAGTTACGGCAGTATTAAGTAGTACAACTCTTGAACTTTCAGGAAGCCCAGATAGCACACCGTCGGGTGTACTAAATTTTGTTACAACCAGCTGGCAGTATGATATCACCTATATGGGAGCAACTACAGGTAGCAATTTTGGTAGTTCGATAAACGTAAGTAATGATGGATTGACTTTGGCTGTTGCGGCAAGCGGTGGATCACAAATTGGATCTCTTACAATATACAAAAATTCAGGCAATGGCTTTGTCTTTAGTCAGACAATATCAGGAATAACAACTGCGTTTGCTTCAAGTATTAGTGTTTCAGACTCGGCTCAATACATTGCTGTTAGCGATCCAGAAGCTTCGACAACTGGCGTTGTTAAAGTATATCCGTTGTTAGCAACTGGCCAATATGACACTACTAACACTTATTCTGTCAATCCTAGATCAGATGTTGTAGATGATTTTGGAACTAAAATTGCCTTTATGAATGATTATAAGACATTGGTGGTCTTTTCGACAGTTAATTCATCTGGGCGCATTGACATATACGATCGCTATGATACAAAATGGGTATACAGCGAAACAATATCAGCAACAAGTTCTACCACTGACGGTTTAGGATTGGCATTTGCTGTAGGAGCAAACCAAATATTTGCTGGAGCTCCTAATGCTACTGTAAATTCTTATACCTACGGGCGTAGTTTATAATTATTATAAACTACCAAACACATATACTTGGACAATACACACAAATCAAGTACCAGTTGCCGATGTTAAAAAAATTAAAAAAGCATTTTTGTATAATAGAGCAACTGGTAGTTTATTAAAATATTTAGATGTAGTAGATCCATTACAAGGAAAAATTCCAGGACCTGCTGAAGAAGAAATCAGATATAAAACTTTCTATGATCCAGCAATTTATAGTGTAGGACCAAGTAATTTGGTCGTGAATACCACTAGTATATGGTCAAAAAAACAAATTGGTCAATTATGGTGGGATCTAAGAACAGCTAAATTTATCAACAGCTATGATCAGGATATTGTTTATAGAAACAGTACTTGGAATCAACTAGCTACTAATGCTAGCATAGACATTTACGAATGGGTATCATCTACCCTAAAACCAAGTCAATGGGATCTCCAAGCTGATACCAATGCCGGTCTAGCTAGCGGAATAAGCGGCAAGAGTTTGTACGGTGACACAGCCTATGCGGTAACTCAGTCATATGATAAAATTAGTAAAACATTTAAAAATACTTACTATTTCTGGGTTAAGAATAAAACTGTAATTCCGTATGTGGCTGGAAGAAACATGTCAGCTATGGATGTGGCAAGTCTAATTGCTAATCCTCGAGGACAAGATTATACATATCTAGCAATTACTGGATTGAGCACATTTAGTTTAACTAATGTTAAAGGTTATCTAACAGCATCGGATGTTGTACTGTCCGTAGAATATTGGGAAATAGATAAAACTGATCAGAATGTACATACACAGTACAAAATGATTAGTAATGATCCTAATATTAATTTACCTAAAACAATTGAACAAAAATGGTTTGATAGTTTGTGCGGAATAGATAAACAAGGTAAAGTTGTCCCTGATCCGCGACTACCATTTAAATTAAAATACGGTATAGAAAACAGACCTAGACAGGGTATGTTCATTAATCGATTCGAAGCATTGAAGCAGTTGATCGAACAAGCAAATGGTGTAATGATTAATAATCAAATTGCTGAACTTAACATTAGCAGTTTAACAAGTTATGATAAAGAACCAACAGTGGTTGCTGGCTTGTACGATGCTATATTGGATACAGATGCTGAGTTACCATATGCTACTATTGCTAGTTTTTCTAAACCAAACTTAAGTCCAATTGTTACAAACGGACAAGTTACAGGTATTATAATAAATTTTGCTGGTAAAGGCTACGTTCCTAGTATAAATGGACTAGCAACATCTCCATATATAGAAATTTCTGGATCAGGAACAGGCGCAGTAGTAAGAGCAACTATTAACGCTCTTGGACAAGTTACCGGTGCTACTATTTTATCCCCAGGCAACGGGTATGATAATAATACACAATGTTCTATTAGAAACTATGCTGTACTAGTTCATAGTGATAGCCAAGCAAACAATCAATGGAGTGTGTACACTTACGATCCTGTCTACAAACAATGGTCTAGAACATTAACACAAAGTTATGATGTAAGAAATTACTGGAGTTACGCTGACTGGTATGCTACTGGATATTCTCAATTTGATGCTCCAGATTTTGTAGTTAACAATTTTTCCGAGTTATACACCATAGCGGACAGTATCAATTCATTAACCAATAACGGTATTGGTGTATTAGTCCGTGTTAGCAATAACAACTCAGGTAACTGGACATTATTAAAAAGATATAGCAATGTATCATCTTTTGATTGGACACAAAGTTATCAAACTGTGGGTATACAAAATGGTACCATACAGTTTAAAACTAGTTTGTACAACTTCTCAGGAACAGATGTTGGTTACGATTCTAGTATTTTTGACGTTGAAGGATTTGATACAGTAGCATCAGCTGAACTGAGAATTATATTAAACACTATTAAAAATAATATTTTTATAGATAATTTAAAACAAGAATATCTAAATCTGTTCTTCAACAGCGTTCACTATGTGTTAAGCGAACAAGTATATGTAGATTGGATATTTAAAACTAGTTTTGTTAAAGCACAACACAACGTTGGTGCGTTAAATCAACCAGTGAATTATCCAGTTGATAATTTAGCAAACTTTGAAGACTATGTTGCGGAAGTTAAACCTTATAGAACAAAAGTCAGGGAATATGTAAGCAACTATGAAAGTTTGGATACTGCTCAGTTACCTATTACTGACTTTGATATAATGCCAATTTATGAAAATGGCAAAGTTGGTATAATTGATGTGACTGTTCAAAACGGCAAACTTTCTGCTAGCGATACTGCTATAGAAACATACCCTTGGAAATTCTGGTTAGATAATGTGGGTTTCATTGTAACAGAAATTGTGTTAATTGATGGCGGATCTGGGTATAATATTCCTCCTCAGGTAGTCTTTACTAGCGAAAGTGGCCTTGGCGCTACTGGTAGAGCCTTTATCAGCAACGGTGTTGTGACTCGTGTTGTTTTATTAACACCGGGTAGCGGATACTTAACAACTCCTACAATTACTTTAGACGGCGGACTACGGGTTGATGGAGTACAAGCCAGAGCAGTTGCTATTATTGGCGAAACTGTTATTCGTACTACTACTATTGGCATGAGATTTGACCGTGTGTCACACACAAACTACATAACTCAATTACAACAAACTCAAACATTTAGCGGTAACGGAAGCCAGTTGAAATTTCCATTAACTTGGGCTCCAGATATTCGTGTAGGACAAAGTACAATTACTGTTAACGGAATTCCAGTGTTAAGAGAGTTGTATACATTAAGCACCGTAGTTTCAACAGTTAATGGCTACACACAATATTCAGGATTGTTAAAATTTGCCATAGGCAATGCTCCTATCAATGGATCTGTATTATCCGTAACTTACTTGATTAATCCGGCCATGTTAAATGCCGCAGATCGTATTGAATTTTACTATGAACCTGGTACTGGTATGTTAGGAAAAGACCTAGCAC